CCCGTCGCCCCGCGGGCCCCGCCCGTCTACCCGCGACCTGTGCCCGGAGCGGCCCGCCCGCCCCGGCCGCCCGGCAGGCGACCTTCGCCCGGTTTTCCGGCCGGCGAGCGTAGGATACCGTTTCCCGGGCCGACAAAAAAGCCGGTTTTGCCGTCGTTTGGAGCTTCTCACCGATCGTTTTCGGCGTCGTTTGGGATAACCGGCGGCCGGCAAAAGGCCTTCCTATAACACGCGAACGCGAAGTCCGACCTGGGCCGGCGACTGCGGTCCCGGCCAGGCACACTTCTGCGGTTTGCTTTGGAGAAGTCCGACCAGCCCGGTTGACTTTCGGGGTTTGCTTCGGAGAAGTCCAACGGGCACGGTCGGCTTTCGGACTGTGCTTGGGAGAAGTCCCACCGGCGCAGTTGACTTTCAGCGTTTGCTTTGAAGAAGTCCGACCGACGTGGTGGACTTTCACGCTCCGCTTCGGTGAAGTGTGCCGGGAAGGGGGGATCGGATCTCTGGGGACCTTTCACCGGAGACCGCGGCCCTCTCTCACGCGAGTTTTCGCGAAATTCAGGACCCGGGGTATTCGGCCCCAAAACGAAAGCAGCCGCTCGTGATGGGCGGCTGTTGCGATTGAAGGAGGCTTCTTTGAATACGAGCATGAACCTGCAGCGGATCCCTGTTGAGATGCTGAGGCCCGCGAAATACAACCCGCGAAAAGACCTGAAACCTGGCGATCCGGCCTATGAAAAGATCAAGCGGAGCCTCCGCGAGTTTGGCTATGTCGATCCCGTCATCTGGAATGAGGTGACCGGGAACATCGTGGGCGGGCACCAGCGCTACAAGGTGCTGACGGCGGAAGGCGCCACCGAGATCGACTGCGTGGTCGTACACATCGAGGATCCGGCTGATGAAAAAGCGCTCAATATCGCGCTCAATAAAGCTGTCGGCGAATGGGAGCCCGTTGCGCTGGCTGACCTGCTTACCGATTTGCAGCAGAACGGGTATGATCTGGACGCGACCGGGTTTGACGCAGTTGAAATCAACGAGCTGTTTTCCAAGATCCATGACAAGGAGATCAAAGAAGACAGCTTCGATGTGGACGCCGAATTGCAGAACCCGTGTTTTTCTAGGCTGGATGATGTATGGCATCTTGGCCACCATCGCGTCATTTGCGGAGACGGCACGCTCCCGGGCACCTTTGAAAAGCTGATGCAGGGCACAAAGGCTAACCTCGTATGTGTAGACCCGCCGTATCTTGTTTCGCTGGAAAGCGCGTCAGGCAAGATCAAAAATGACGACCTGAATGATGCAGAAGGCTATGATTTTATCGCAAAAGCTCTTAACCGGCTCGCGGAAAACATGGCCCTGGACGCGTCCATCTACATGTTCCACGCCGACTCCAAGGGACTGCTTTTCCGGCGTGCATTTGATGCGGCGGGTTTCCACCTGGGCGCAACGGTCATTTGGAAAAAGGACCAACTAGTGCTGACGCGTACCGACTTCAAGTACCTGCATGAGCCGATTCTCTATGGCTGGCTTAAAAAGGGCAAACACAAATGGTATGGCGACCAGAAGCAAACCACCATCATCGAATTCCCGCGTATCAAAAACTCCAAGACCGAGGGCTGCGGCCACCCCTCTTCCAAACCTGTTCCGCTGATCGCTTACCTGGTCAAACTCTCGACGCTGACGAACAGTGTGGTGCTGGACTCCTTCCTGGGCTCCGCCTCGACATTAATGGCCTGCGATCAGCTCGACCGGGTCTGTTATGGCGTTGAGCTTGAGCCCAAGTTTGTGGACGTCGCCGTGAAAAGGTTCCTTGCGGCGCATGACGGAGACGCATCGGCGCCGGTCGTTTTTGTCGAGCGATTCGGTCAGAGGCTGACGTTTGATGAAGCAATGCAGTGCATGGAACTGGTAAAGAAGGAGGATTCCGAAGATAGTGAATGAAAAGCACAAATTATATGCTGGTGCCGTTGTTGGTAAACTGGAATTGCTGGAACGGTTCAGAGATGCAAATTCGTGGCGATGGCGTTGTATCTGTGCATGCGGTCAACATGTTACGCCATTGGAAAGCAATCTCCGGAACGGATATAGCAAAAGCTGTGGTAGCTGTGGCAAAAACGATTACCGTCCCTGCTCTGATGGCGTGACCGTTAAGGTCACTTCAACAAATGGCTTTACCTTTATCATTGATAAAGACGATGTGCCTCTGGTGAAAACCAAAAAGTGGCATGTCGTAACAAACCAGATAGGGCTACAAACCGTTATCGCATCAGATAAAACCTATTTGCATCATATGTTGATTGGCAACCATAAGGGGATGGAAGTCGATCATATTGACGGGAATCGTATGAACAACAGACGCGATAACCTCCGTGTTTGCACACATCAACAAAACCAGTGCAATCAGTCCCTACAACGCAATAACACCTCTGGTGTTGCCGGGGTCAGCTATCATTCAGCGAGAAAGAAATTCATTGCGCGGATCAAGGCGTCTCAGCACGGTATCCATTTGGGTTACTACCTGACATTACTGGAAGCGACTCAGGCACGCAACGAAGCAATGCGCTTAATGTTTGGGGAGTATGCAAGAATGAACGATGTACCGGAAGCCCCTGAATGGATAAAAAACCTGGTCTATGAAAAGTGCAGCCGCTTCAAAGAGAAAGCGGCTGTTCCTTTTAGCGCATAAACTCACATGCGGCAATCCAGTGCCCACTTTATTCGGAAAGGAGCTGTGCTATGTGGCGATCCGCGGCAGAAAACCCAAGCCCACCACAATCAAAAGGCTTGAGGGAAATCCTGGCAAACGCCCTCTCAACAACAACGAACCCATACCGCCCAAGGGCGAATTGAAGTGCCCTTCATGGCTGCTGCCAGAAGCGAAAAAGGAGTGGAAGCGGCTGGCCCCCACTCTGGAAGCGATGGGCGTGCTTACGATGGCTGACTTGACCGAATTCATCGGCTACTGCCAGGCGTTCGCGCGCTGGAAGGAAGCGGAGGATTTCATTACGCAGCACGGCTCCATCTTCAAGACGCCCTCCGGCTATATCCAGCAGGTGCCCCAGGTGTCCATTGCGCAGCAAAACCTGAAAATCGTGCAGTCTTTTTGCGCGGATTTCGGCCTGAACCCCGCAACCCGTTCGCGGCTTCAGATCAGCTTGCCGACCGACACGAAAGAGAGGAGCGAGGACGCCATGTTGACCTTGCTCGAAGGCAAGCTGGTGAACTTTGATGACTGGCGGGGTGAACGGTAGTGCCCTTCAGCGAAGCAAAAGCGCAGCATGCCATCCAGTTTATCGAACAGCTCAAGCATACAAAAGGACGCTGGGCAGGTCAGCCGTTCAAGCTACTGCCCTGGGAAGTAGAGCTAATCCGTCAGACCTTCGGCACACTGCGCGATGACGGAACCCGACAGTATCACACAGTTTATGTTGAGATACCGAAAAAATCAGGTAAATCTGAGGTTGGCGCGGCCATTGCACTGTACATGCTGATGGCGGATGGCGAAGCAAACGCGGAGGTTTACTCGGCAGCATGCGACCGCCAACAGGCGAGTATCGTCTTCAACACTGCGGTTCATTTCATTGAAGGGCATCCTGTTCTACGCCAGATTACGCAGGTGGTGGCATCCACCAAGCGCATCGTATTCCCGAAGACCGGCAGTTTCTATCAGGTGCTATCGTCGGACGTCAAGTCCAAATCCGGGCTGAACATATCGGCGGCCGTCATTGATGAGGCGTGGACGCATCCGTCACCAGACCTGATCAAGATGCTAACGACCGGCTCGGGCGACGCGCGGACGCAGCCACTTTTCCTGATTCTGACCACGGCGGGAAACCGACTGGAGGGGATCGGATGGGATCTGCACCAACGCGCCAAGGGCATCCTCGAAGGCCGGAAGGTCGATCCGACATTCCTGCCCATCATATATGGATTGGAGCCGGATGACGACTGGGAGGACGAGAAGAACTGGTATAAGGCTAATCCATCGCTAGGGCACACCATCCAACTGGACCGCATACGCGAGCAATTTGAAGCGGCAAGAGACAATCCTGCCGACATCGCGCTCTTTAAGCAGCTCCGACTCAATATGTGGCTGAAGCAGAACATCAAGTGGATGGTCGCGGAGAGGTGGGGCGAATGCAGCTTTACCATCGATGAAGAGGCGTTGCGTGGCAGAGCTTGTTATGCCGGACTGGACTTGTCCAGCACGACCGACATCACCGCGTTCGTACTGGTATTCCCACCAATGGACGTGGAAGGCAGGTACTGCGTCTTCCCGTTTTTCTGGCTGCCGGAGGATACGCTTGCGTTGCGCGTGCGACGCGATCACGTGCCGTACGATCGGTGGGAGGCGCAGGGACTAATAAAAACCACGGAAGGCAACGTCGTCCACTATGGCTACATCGAACAGTTCATTGAGAAGCTTGGCACCCTGTACGACATTCGGGAGATCGCGTACGATCGCTGGAATGCGACGCAGATGGTCCAGAATCTCGAGGATGACGGCTTCAAGATGGTGCCGTTCGGTCAAGGCTTCCGGGACATGAGCCCGCCAACCAAGGAGCTGATGCGGCTGGTTCTGAACCGTCAGATTGCGCATGGTGGGAACCCGGCGCTTTCATGGATGATGGACAACGTATACGTTCGGACCGACCCGGCCGGCAATGTCAAGGCGGACAAGGAAAAGAGCACAGAGAAGATTGACGGCGTGATTGCGCTGATTATGGCGCTGGACCGGGCGATGAAAAACCAGGGCACGGGCGGCAGCGTGTACGACAATAGAGGGTTGCTCTTCATTTAGTCTATATGGAGGTTTCTGCATGCCGCGAACACCGAAACGAACCTGCCGTCATCCCGGCTGCCCCAACCTCAGCGATGAGCCCTACTGCGAGCAGCACCGGAAGCAGTACGCCCGCGAAACGGCGACACAGCGGGGCTACGACGGGCGCTGGCGGAAGGCGCGGGCGCTCTTTCTTCGGAAACACCCGCTCTGTGCGGAGTGCCGTAAGTATGGCGTACTGACCCCGGCCACCGTAGTCGATCACATCATCCCCCACCGCGGTGACGAGCGGCTTTTCTGGGATCAGGCTAATTTTCAGCCGCTCTGCAAGCCCTGCCATGATAAAAAGACTGGCGGCGGGCTATAGATGGCCGGCATACGCCCAAATGTAGGGATGATCTATCTTTATCTTTCAAGATAGGTCTGATACAATATATACAGTACCAACAGAATGGGGGTGGTGTCTGATGAACCTGATAGCTGAGTTTGATGAGATAGTCCTCGACACTTTTAAGCTGTTGGGTAAGCCCGTCGACAAAAGGAAATACTTAGTTGTCGATAGGCCTACGCCTCACAATCCGGAGAAACTGCCCCCTGGTAATATGGGCATTTGTACGTTCTGGCACAACGGCAATGCATTGGTGATCGGAAGAGCTGGCCCCAATAGTAATCCGCGGTTTTTTAGCCAACACTACAACCCAAAGTCCTCGCAAAGCAATTTGGCTGCATCTCTACTATCGGATGAATCAATGAGCCGCCTCGGAATTTCAGAAGCGAATGTCGGCGAATGGATAAAAAGGAATTGCAGGAGAATCGACATACTGCTGGATGCTAATCTCGGCATCATAACTTTGGAGCGTATAAAAGCAGCCCTCGTTGAAAAATACAAGCCCAGATATGCGGGAAGATCAGCACAGCACTGAACCCCTTTCCTTCGAGCCTCTTCAACGCTCATCCACCGATGAGCGTTTTCTTATGCCCACTTTAGGGAGGCGTAGTATGAAAAACCCATTCTCCCGACTGTTCCGTTCGCGTGACAAACCCCAACCTCAAGACAGCGTCAGTTCCGCCCTGACGTTCTACTTCGGCGGCAGCGCCGCTGGCAAGCCCGTGAACCCCAAAACGGCGGTGCAGATGACGGCAGTGTACGCCTGCGTGCGAGTGATCGCGGAGACGGTGGCCAGCCTTCCGCTACATGTCTACCGATACACGGATCGCGGCAGCGAAAAGGCGTTCACCCATCCGCTCTACCGCATCCTGCACGACGAGCCCAACAGCGAGATGACCTCGTTCATCCTGCGGGAGACGATGCTCTCCCACCTCCTGCTCTGGGGCAATTCCTACTGCCAGATCCTGCGAAACGGGCGCGGCCAGATCCTGGGCCTGTACCCGCTGCTGCCGGAGAAGATGGGAATGGACCGGGATGTGCGCGGAAGCCTGACTTACGACTACACCTCGCGGGACGGCGGCGTGGTCCGGCTTCAGCCGGAGGACGTCTTGCACATCCCTGGGCTTGGCTTTGACGGCATTGTGGGCTACAGCCCCATCGCACTTGAAAAGAACGCGATCGGTCTCGGCATCGCGGCGGAGGAGTACGGCAGTCGCTTCTTCTCCAACGGCGCGACTCCCAGCGGCGTGCTGACCCACCCCAACACTGTCAAGAACCCCACTTCGCTCCGTGAGAGCTGGAACGCAGCCTATGGTGGTTCTACCAATTCAGGCAAGGTGGCCATCTTAGAAGAGGGCATGAAATTCGAAAAGGTGTCCATCCCCAACAACGAGGCGCAATTCCTGGAGAGCCGGAAGTTCCAGGTGGCCGAGATCTGTCGGATCTATCGGGTCCCGCCCCACCTGGTGGGCGATCTGGAGCACGCAACGTTCTCGAACATCGAGCACCAAGCCATCAGCTTCGCGATGCACACCATCCGCCCCTGGCTGGTCCGGATCGAGCAGGCCATGAACAAGGCACTCTTCCCCGAACGGGAGAAGAGGCTTTTTTATGTGCGTTTCAACATCGACGGTCTGATGCGCGGCAGCTACAAGGAGCGCATGGAGGGCTACGCCATCGGGCGTCAGAACGGCTGGTTGTCTTCAAACGATATACGTGGTCTAGAAAATCTGAACCCACTATCTGATGAGGACGGGGGCAACGCGTACCTGGTGAACGGGAACATGGTGCCCATCACAGCAGCACAGATGAACAGGAGGGATTCCCCCTGAGAGAGATACATTTGAACGGCTACATCGACGAAGAAGTGTTCTTCGGCGACGAGATCACGCCTGGCAGTTTGCACGACGCGCTTTACGGCGATGACAATCAATCCACAGACGATGTGCACATCCGGTTGAACAGCTACGGCGGCAGTTGCAATGCCGCCACCCGGATGTTCGATGACGTCCGTGCTTACCCCGGCAATGTTCATATCACGATCTCCGGCACGGCGGCTTCCGCCGCGACGGTCGTGGCCATGGCGGCCGGACGTCTTGAGATGACGCCGGGGAGCCTTTTTATGGTGCACGATCCTTCGGTCATCGCCTGGGGCAATGAGCGCGACCTGTCGGAAGCGATCAGTCTCCTTCGCGCCTGCAAGGAGAGCATCCTGAACATCTACGGCACACGGTGCAAAAAGGATCGCGGTGAACTGGCCGCCTTGATGACGGCGACCACCTGGATGGACGCCAAGGCCGCGCTCGCCAATGGATTCATCGACGGGATCTCTGAGGAAGAGCCAGGTATGGGTCTAACCAATGCCGCTATCTCCCGAGTCACAAACCACAAGGAGGCGGAAATCAAGGTCAAGGCCTGGTTGGACCGCCATCGGAAACAGCCGTCCCGCTCTGGTAAGGGCGATGATCATACATCCATTGTATTGCCTGACGTTGATCAGGCGGAAAGGCCCGAAGTCCAGGACGGGGCGGCGCTAACAATGCCGGAAGACAACAGTTCCCCTGGTCCGTCCACGAGACCCGAACAGCCGGAAACGACCGGCACCCCAATCGCCCAGCTGCAAAAGCGGCTGGGCTTACTGATGCCCACGAGGCGATAATAGGAGGAAACTATGAGCAAGGTACTGGAAATGCGCAGCAAGCGCGGCGAGGTCTGGGACAAGGCCAAGGCGTTCCTGGAATCCCGGAAAGACGAAAACGGCCTTCTGTCCGCGGAGGACACGCTGGCTTATGAGCGGATGGAGCAGGAGGTCGTAGACCTGGGCCACGCCATTGAGCGCGAAGAACGCGCGACTGAACTTGAGCGGGAGCTGGGCGCACCTGTGAACGCCGCACTGGTCTCCCGCCCGGAGAAGACAACCGACAAGCCTGGCCGCGGCGGCAAGGCCTACAACGATGCGTTCTGGAAGCTGATGCGCGACGCGGACCGCCGCGGGTACGAGGTTCGCAACGCCCTACAGATCGGCGAGCTCAGCGAGGGCGGGTACACCGTGCCGGACGAGTTTGAGCACACGCTGGTGCAGGCGCTTGAGGAAGAGAACATCATGCGCGGGCTCGTGCATGTGATCACCACATCTTCCGGTGATCGCAAGATCCCGCTGGTCACCAGCAAGGGCGCGGCGTCCTGGGTGGAGGAGGAGGCGGCCATCCCCGAATCGGATGACGGGTTCGGCCAGATCACGCTGAGCGCGCACAAGGTGGGCAGCATGATCCGGATCTCGGAGGAACTGCTGCGCGATTCCGCGTTCGACCTCGCCGCGTATATCACCGGGGAGTTCGCGCGTCGCGTGGGCGCCGCAGAGGAAGCAGCGATCCTCGCCGGCGACGGCAGCCACAAGCCCACCGGCCTTCTGCACGACACGTTGGGCGCGGAGACAGGTGTGACGGCTGCTGCAGCCACGGTGATCACCGCGGATGAACTGCTCGACCTGCAGCATTCGCTGAAGTCGGGCTATCGCCGTAGGGCCGCGTTCATCATGAACGATGCCACTGTCAAGCTGATCCGCAAGCTGAAAGATGGAAACGGGCAGTTCCTCTGGCAGCCGGGCCTTCTCTATGGGCAGCCGGACACACTGCTCAACCAGCGCGTGCTGTCTTCGAACTACATGCCGCTGCCCACCGCGGGGAATAAGGCGATCCTGTATGGCGACTACAGCTACTACTGGCTGGCTGACCGCGAAGGCCGTTCGCTGCAGCGGTTGAACGAGCTCTATGCGGCGACCGATCAGGTCGGCTTCAAGATCACGCAGCGCGTGGACGGCCGCCTGATTCTCCCCGAGGCGGTCAAGTGCCTGAGGATGAAGATCGCCTGAGAAATGTGGAGGGGCTAACTCTATAAGGTCTTTGGACTACATCATATCGTGGTTTCATGCGAACAAGGCCACGATATGTTGTGGGTCAGCCCCTTTCTGAACAAGGAGGTATTGTGATGAACCAATCCAGCCGGAATTATCACGCCCACGGAGGCAACGAGTGGGTGGTCGGCGGCAAGCTGACCTTCCTGCCTGGCGCCACCGTGGAGGGCGCTGAAGGGCTGTTCGATTTGCCTGCCGGGGAACCGCTGCGTCTGCCGCCCATCCCCGCCAGTGAAGCGACCACCGTCGCCACGCTTCGGGAGGATTTCAACCGCCTGATCGAGGGGCTGAAGGCCGTCGGTCTGATGACGACGGCTGCGCAAGCTATTTCTGCTCCGGATGACGTTCCGTCCGAGTAAGGCGGTGTGCGCATGATCGTCACAATCCCGGAGGTCAAGGCCCACCTGCGTGTCCAGCATGAGGATGAAGATGCCTACATCGGGAGCCTGATCGAGCAGGCGCAATCGGCGGCAGAGGACTTCTGCCGCGTTTCCTTTTCGGAAACCACGCCGCCGGCTGTACGGCTGGCCATGCTGCTCATGATCGGGCACTACTTCGAGAACCGGGACAACCCCGACAAGCATGTATACCTCGCGATGCGGATGGCGTTTGAGAATCTGCTCTACCCGCACCGGGATGTGACGAAGTTCTTCTGATACGAAACTCATCGGAAAGTGGAGGAAGTGATGTGCCTTGCGCGGATACAAAAACTTCGAATCCGATCCTCACCCTGGGGATCTGAAGCATCTGGTGGAGATCGGATACACCGAGAACACCATCAATGAAAACGGCTACCCGGAGCCCGCCGAAGTGGTGGTCTGCAAGGTGTGGGCGGCGGCCACGGACGCGGGAAACCAACACTTTCGTGCTGCGGACACCATCAACGCCGAGGCGGTCATCAACTTCACCATCCGATTCCGTGAGGACATCCAGCCGGGCATGTGGGTGAAGTTCCGGGGCGAGAAATGGATCATCTCCACCTTGGGCGAGTACGAATTCAAAAGGCGCTACCTGGGTCTGAAGGCGTCCATCGTGAAGGGGGTCAGCTGATGAAGCAGGTGCAGCAGGCACTCTCCGGCGTGGACATCCCCGTGTACGCCGGGATCTGGCGGCCCACCGCTTCCGGGCAGAACCCGCCCGCGCAGTATGCCGTGTACGCCACCACGACCACAGAGGATGTGCATCTGGACGACACCGTCGTCTCCCTCAAGACCTTCGTGTACCTGAACCTCTGGAGTGACGGGGATCCCACCGATACGGCCGCCCGGATCCGAAGCGCTATGTATGCCGCAGGGTTCATCATGGTCGAAGAGACGGATATGGGGTACAACCAACCCGCCTACGACAGCGCCACTCGGCAGTACAACATGCATTGGACCTGGTGCCTGCGCTCGGGGGTAGCCCCATGAGCATGAAGCTCGACGGCGTTGGCCAACTGATGGGCGATTTCGCCGCCATGGCCGCGCACCTTCATGAAGATGGCCCTACCTGCAATGAGATCCTGGAAGCGGCGGCGGTTCCCATCCACCAGCAGATGAAAGCCAATGCGTCGTCCAACCCCAAGATCATCACCGGGGCATTGCACCGATCGATCAAGGTCGGTCGTGCCAAAAAGCGAAAGACCGGACGGAGCATCACGATCGGCGTGCACCACTCGGCAGAGGGGGCGTACTACGCAAACGCTGTCGAGTGGGGGCACGGCGGTCCCGCGCCGGCCCCGGCACATCCCTTCGTTCGCCCCGCTTACGACACCAAGGCCGATGAATCCTACGACATCATCCGGGCCGGGCTTCGTGATGCTGTAAGCAAAAACCCCTGATATGTGAAGGAGGAGAAACCCATGCCCAATACCGCTTCCCCCGCCGTGGCCAGTACGGTGGGTCTCAAGAACGTCGTCATCGCACCGGTCGTTTCTGATACCGACGCAGGCGTCAGCTACGGCACATTGCAGGACTTTGCGGGTGCCATCGACGCGCAGATCGCGCCGGAGAACGCTGATCCTGAAGTGCAATATGCTGATGATCAGGAGTTCGACGTCGTGTATCCGGATCCCGAGATCAAGCTCACCATGGAGATGGCGGACATTCCGCTGCTCATCCAGGAGATGATCTTAAGCAACATCATCGATGACAATGGCGTCCTGATCCGCGCGGCAGGCGACACCCCTGGCTACTTCGCGCTCGGTTTCAAGAGCGAGAAAGCGGATGGAACCTACCGCTACGTTTGGCTCTTCAAGGGGCGTGCTGCACCCATGACCGAGCAGTATCACTCGAAGGAAGGCACCACACTGACTCGCCAAACTGGCAAGCTGGAATGGACGTTTATCAAGCGTACCTTTGACAA